GGTGTGCTAGTAATAATAGCACGACCACCTGTTGCTAGTGTAGGTGAAATTGAAGTCCAAAACTCTTCCGCAATGTTAGGTTGCACAAACGCAAACTCGTCACAGTATAGTAGCGAGATACTCATACCACGTCCTGTGTTGCCTGTTGTTGTTTGACTTACAATACGACTTCCGTTTTCAAATTCAATACTACCTTTGTTGTAACTTGTAACACCTGCTCTAATATGATCAGGGCAAGTTTCATAAACATAGCGTATACGTGCCATAATCTCTTGCGCACCTGTGTATTTGTGTGCAGCAATTAGTATAGTTTGATCAGGATTAAACATTGCATACCAAGCAAGATAGATAGCCGCACAAGTAGTTTTACCAGTCTGGCGAGGCATCATGTTAATGTTAAAACGATATGTATGATAACTATGCATCAATCGTAATTGATATTCGTAAGGATCAAATAGCAATTTACCTTTTACAGGATGTTGAATGTATGCAAACTTACGTGCAAAGTGAAGATACCCTTCATTAGGATCCATACAAAGTGCAAGATCTTGTATTTGTTCTTCAGTATATGTTTCTTGTTTATTGGCTTTTTTAATTAATACGCCGTCGAGTGATGCTGCCATACAAATATTTATTCAAAAAAATAGGGCCCGTAGGCCCTATTTGGCGTGACCCCACCGTAGTTTAATTTTTCTTTTCGTTTTTTGATGCGTGTACTGCTTTGCGCTGTGCATCTGATTTATATTTGCCTTCGGTAGCTTTCTTTTCTTGTAGTGCTGCCCATAAAGTAGTTTTAATAGATTCGATTGCTGGATCTTTAACACGCTCTGAACCTTTTGGCTTAGCTCTATTAAGGCCGCCGCTTAAATCTTGAGTCATATGTTTGTGGTCTTGATAATCTTCGTCGCCTGCTGAATCTTCTGGTGAGTTAGCCCACTCTTCAACTTCGCCTTCTTCATCTTCTCCATTTAACAGTCTTGCCATATCTGACATAGAAAGACTTTTGTGTGAATCTACATCTGTATGCATAGCATCGTGTGCCATTGGCATGTCAATATGCTGTTCTGTATTTCCGCCTGCTAATTTAATTAAATCCATTAAGTCGTTTACATTTTCTTTTCCTGAAGCTGTAATGTTTACTGTTACAGGATTGCCTTTATTCATTTCTTGACTTGCCATCATTGGCATGTCACCGCATTCTTCAACTGATTTGATGGCTTCTAAAATTGACTTCATATCATTAACATTTTTAGCACCTGCTGATGGCTTTTCGCCAGCTGCTGCTGCATCCATGTTTTGTAATATTGTTTTCATGTCCATAATTATTTCTCCACTACTACTGCGTCGAAATCACGTTCTTTGCGAGCAGTTTCAAGTTCTTTAAGAAGCCCCATAACACGATTTTCTCCAACATCATCTTGTGCGCTTTCGCCGCCCATGTCTTCAGTGTTTAACATTGCTTCGTATGGTGTTTCTTCTGTTTGTTTTTGATAAGCCTCAATAGGATCGCCGTCTGCTCTAACATTTAGATGGGTTTGTGCTACCCCGCAGCATTGATATAAGTATTCTTGTAAAACATCTCTAGTAGTTGGATATTGAACTTCTACTTCCCAAGTAGTTACTTCCATGTTTTGTAATTGTGGGAAATCCATTGGTGTTTCTTGTATTGGAGCACGTTTTGGGCTTGAAACGTTAACTACTTTAAACTTTTCTAAATTTGTTTTAAGTTTTTCAGTAATATCTTCAGCACAAGGTCCTGCTATCCTTACAAGAAACTTGTATGTTTTTTTTGATTCTGTTAGAATATCTGTAAATGTTTTCATATTAACTTATCCTGCTTATATGTTATTTATCTTTATCTAAGCCTTTTAGTCTTTCTAACAGACTATTTCTGTCAGTGACAACATATCCTTCACCTTCAATCATGCCATCGCCTCCGGGCTTGTTGTCTTTGTCCATTTTTTCTTTTTTAAGTTGCAACTCAATCATCTTTAGTTTTTTATCCATTTTTGCAACTTTAGCATCTAATGATGTTTTTAACATGCCGCCTGCAACTTCAAAAACTCTACCGCTGTAACGGCTTTCTACATTCATACCTAAATCCATTAGATCTTCGTATGCCTCTAATGCTCGCGAAGCAATATCATTAAGCTCGTTGTCGGCCATTTCGCCAAGACCTTTAACAGCAGGAAGAGCTGATGCAATCTTATCAAGTTCTTCTATATCGCGTTTAGTTTCAGCTATCTCAACAATAGCAGTTTCTTTTTTTGTTTTTTTATCTTCTGCCTTTGCTTCGTTTACAATTTCTTTTGCATCTGGCAAATTTAATAATTCTTCTAATTTTTTGGTCATAGTCCTATACCATTATATGCTACTATTATTTATATCTTTCGAATACCCTAATAACTCAAAGTCTTTTTTATATGTATTATATATTTCTAATTGTGATTCTTCGTTATAGTATGATTTCCAATTATGTAGTCCTGTAGAATTAAATTTATAAAGAGGATCATCTGTTTCTAATTTATTTTGTATTAGTTTAAAGTCAGTTAATAAAGTTTCCATTTTTAAAGGGTTATCTACTGGCCAATAATTAGATTGTTCTATACCTAAAGGAAACCAAGGTAATATTTTACAAAATTCTAAAAATGTTATATTTTTGTATTCTTTTCTTAAATTATCGTGCCAATCATATTCAGGTGTTTTATGAAAATAATTGGCATGCGCAATTGACATTTCTCTAATATCAACTTCAAACAAATATCTGTATAAACTTACTGCACGAGCATAAGGATTTCTAAATACTGCAAATGTTGTACCTAAGTCTACATTTAACTCTTGCATTTCATTTAATGTTGCATGACTTGTAGGGTGTAATGTTTTAGCATTTTTACTATGTTGCATTATATAAGCACTAATGCTTTTTCCAGCTGTTTTAGGAACGTGTAAAAATGTCCAAGGATGATTTGTGCTATCATAAAATGTTATATTCATCTTCGGCGACCTTGATGAAAAATGTCGCCCTCGTTTACAATTCTAAATACAATTCCTTTTTGTTTACACCATGCTCTTGCTGCACCCCACTTTGCTTGATTAACTACATAGTGCAATTGATTAGCTCTTGATCTACCTAACTTTTCTTTAACTGTTTGGTTAGCAGGCTTAACTTCAATTAGTTCTACACGTTGCTTTCCGCCTTTGTCTGCATATGCGATAAAAAAGTCTGGCACATATATTGTATATTTTCCGCTAAGTGGATTTCTATAAGGAATTTTAATAGCTTCGCTTGCCCACTGATTTACACTAGGATGTTCGTCACAAAATCTCATAAAAGCAAATTCCCAACTTGATCTATATGTTGGTGTTTTTCCGCCTACGTATTTGTTTGGGTTTTTGAGAGTAAATTTTCCTTGAGCAAATCTTGACATAACATTACTTAAACCTTATCTTAATTCCACCCTTTAGATTTAAAGGACCTCTAGTAAGTGGTCTTAACGTAACATTATTACTTATTGTATATTCACCTTCGTATAACACAATAGGATCTGCTCCTGCTAGACTTTTAGTATTCAACCAACCACTATCATAAGGATCTGAATAATCATCACCTATGTACATTGTTGCTGTAGTCTGTTGTTCGATTGTATTTTTTATATAATCTTTAACATCACTCCAAATCCAGCCTCTGTTATGTTCTAACACTGTTGCTAAAAACCCGCAAGCAACAGGACATGCAGACGAAGTACCATTAAAGTATGTGTCATCAGCAGTGCCAGCATCAGCTGTTAGTCCTGTATATGTATTATCAAATCTTGTCTCAACACTTCCGTCACCAGGTGCAGCTGCCGCTAGTGTACCGTCAGCTGGTGCAAAACAATCAACTGCCGGTCCGCAGTCACTATAATATGCTTTGTTGTCTTGGCTACCTATTGCAGTGCCTTCGCCCCAATCGTCGTCTAACGCACCAATGTTTATAGTTCTAAATCTGTTATCATTTGTAGGGCCTAAACATTGAGGAAATCCTGGTCTATTTACACTAGCAAAAGCATTAAAGTAACCGCCTAATTCGACCTGGTTAGTTTGATCGATAGAAGCCCCTGTTGTATTCCAATGGAAGTTATCCCAATTAGGATGATCAGGTAACACTTGTTGTTGACTATCGTTACCTGCGGCAGCTACAAAAATCACTCCAGCTTCGGTCATTTCGTTACCTGCTGTAAACAAACTGTTAGGTTTAGGATAGTGCTTTACACGCCCGTCGCCATTTTCTCTAATAACACGATAGTTATTAGTAGCATTACTATTTGTAGTAAAGTTATAATCAGTACCTCTATAATTAGATTCGCCACTAGTCCTAGTGCTTACACGAAATCCCCAACTGTTAGAGCTTATTGTAGGATCTTGTGTATTATATTCTGAATTGATAGGTTTATTAAGATGGAAAATTTTCATTATGTCAAAGTATTGTTCAAAACCTAAAAATGCAGTACCATACACATCTACAACCCATTTATTTGCGTTATATGCCCAACCGTGTGTTTTACCAAATGTTAAACTTGCACACTGCGTTCCGTGTGTTCCGTTGCCAGGACCTACAGTATTAGATCCGTGTGCAGTATTTCTAGTATAATTTGTTGTTACTGTTACAGTACCTATGTTTGCAAATTGCGTTGAACGATTTGATCCATTACCCCACCAAGATCTCGCAACACTTTCTACTGGCACAATAGTTCCGTCCCAACGTGTTTCTAATCTATTAGCAGCGTCAGCATTAAAATAATCAGGGTCTATGTAATAAGGACCATCTAAAACTAAATCTAAAACATTACATAACGGTGCTGTTGCATTAAGTGCATCGCGTCCATCACGTTTGCTTAAGACATTACCGGGTATAAAATCTTGCGGAACAATTCCTGCTTCGCCGTTGTTCAACGACCCTGTATGAAATGTTTCATTCATAAATTCAGGATGACCTATCCAACTCCCGTTATCACCTACAATAACATCAACGCCTTTGCCTGTTCCTCTTTGAGTAGGAATATCATTAATGACATCTGCTCTGTCTTGTCCTGCCCAAGGATGTGCCTTTTGTCGCATACGCAACAATTGACTAGTTGCAGCACCGTTATCATTATTTGCTAGTCCGTTATAATTTGTAAAATAATAAAAATAATTTCTTATATTGTTCGCATATCTATTTTTTTTTGGAGGAATATCGCATTGTAATTGATCTGAAGGAATTTGCATCTCTGGATATTTTGCAACATCAAGGTTTATATATTCAATCTCAGGACGATTCTCTAAGTCTGCTTTTTCTTCGTCTGTTAGTAAGTAAGTTCCTCTTGTAGGACTTTGAAGAGTGTAATTTTCACAAATAACTTCTCTATTTGGAACATTTGAAATTGTTGATGTACTAGTAGTAAGATATTCATGTATTGTATCAAACGCATCCTCAGATATTGCATTTATAATATAGTATTTTTCTTCCATGACTCACCTTATACAATTGGACTATGATCAATAATTACCCAAGCACCATTTACATATGCTTCAAATCTATTATTATCTGTATTGTAAATCATATCACCGTTTTCAGCTGCCCAAGCATCTCTTTGTGCGTTTGTAAAACTTGCAAGTTTAAATGGCGACTGTGTAACTTCAACTCTTGTTGCTGCTGTTAAATGTATATCATTTTCAGAAACTATTTCAGGAGTACCTGTTGATGTAGTAATAATATCGCCGCTTACTATTAAATTGCCGCCAACAGTAACGTCATTACTAACAACTAACGAGTTATCAACACTAAGATCGCTTCGTGCAAACACTGCTGGAGTAATGCTAATTGGACTAGAGTCATCTGTGTCAATAACACTATTACTTAAAGTAAAGTTTCCAATAGTATCGCCTGCAGCTTGGAATGTAAATACTCCAGCACCATTTGTGGTTAATACTTGTCCGGCACTACCGTCTACAATATTAAGGTCTGTTAAACTATCAGGAATTTGTGCAGCAACATATGTTCTAACCGCACGTTCTGTAACTAGTGCTGTTTCGCTATTGTCAGTTAATCCTCCATCATTACTAAATTCGTCTACTTCGACACCAAGTGTCATCTGTAGTGTAGTTAATTGATTAAATGATGTTGGCTTATTAGTTAGATCATTGTAATCTCTACTAAACAATCTTCCGTCATCGTCTGTTAATTGGTTTAAATCACTTGGAATAAGTGGACGACCGTTTAGACTAGAATATTCTTTATCAAATAAAAGTAAACTATTGTCTGTTAAATCTGCAATATCCACAGGAATTGTAGGCTTATTTGCTAGGTCAGCATATTCTCCGCTAAACAATACTGGTAAGTTTGTTAAATCTTCATAACGTCCAGTAAACGAATCAGTAATACCATAACCTGAAAGTGTAGTAGGTTTATTTGTTACATTGCTAAATGCAATACTTGTTGCAACAACATCTCTAAATACAAAGTTGCCAGTACCGTCTGTACTTAACACTTGTCCAGCACTGCCGTCAATAATTCCTAAATCAGTAATTAGTGATGGTATTGCAGGTCGACTGTTTAAATCGTTATAATTTCCTGAATACGCAACTGTATCTAATGAATCTACATAGTTAGCAATAGTAGTAGAATTATCTGTTAATAATTTTCTCCAGCCGTCTGCGTGTGCATAATATAATGCTCCAGTAGCATGAACGTGTACAATTAAGCCATGATACTTTGATGGATCAATTGCTGCTAAATCATTTAATGAATCAACTTTGTTAGAATAAAATAATTTATTAGTACCAAAATCAATATCAGTAGTAAGAAGATTTTCGCCATCTCCTAATACAGAATATATTTCATTAAAATTATCATTGATTTTCTCAGCGCCGTCACGTAAGCTATCACCTGTACCGTCGTTTGCGTTTGCGCCTCTATTAACTATTTGTTTTGCCATATGTTATACTCCGTCCAAAGTGATAGTTCTAGAATCAAATGTAAATCCAGTTGCACTAAAGTTATTCTCAACTTCACTATTTATTATAACAGGTGCTGGGGATCCTTCAATTATATTTCTTTTTTCTAGTCTATTTTCTGTGTTTTGTCTTTTAAATCCTACTGCGCTAGTACGCTTTCTATTATAATTTAAGACTTCTGCTACTACTGCACTTAGTTGTAAATCTTTGTATCCTTTTAATGTGTCAAGTAGTTTAAAAATTTTTATGTTATCTAATTTTGCTTGTTGGAGCAATACAACACTTACTGAAATTGCACTACTTTTATCAAACCCTTTTGATTCAAAAAAGCCAACTACTGAATTTAGATCGTTGTCATTAAAGTTTATTGTTTTTGTATAATATCTATCAAAAAAGTAACGAACATCTTCATCACTTCTTTTAGAAATATTTTTTACTGGTAATCCACTATTGCTCATGCTATATCTAACGCCCTGTCTCTATAAAGTTGTTTAGTGCCATCTGGTAATCCATTCCAAGCAGAATTAATACCATTAACACCTCCAGTGCCGCCGCCAGTTAAAAAATCATTTTTGAAAAGATCTTTTGCTGCATCTTCAAGGGCTACTGGATTATCTATAAGTAGTTGTTTAGTTGTTGATGTAGCAACTACAGAATTAGATGATGTAGAAGTGTTTATACTAGTACCAGTAGTTAAACTTGCTGTACCGCCTGTGCCATTATTTTTAGGTATAATTGTATTTGCTACACCACTAACATTAGTGCCTGCAATATCACCTAATGTATCTTCTAATAAATTTATACCTTCTTCTCTTATACCTTCCGAAGTTAAATTTTCAAGACCTCGTATTAATTGAAATGCTGCAAGTCCTGCTTCTAATGGACTACTAAACCCTTGACCTTTCGATATAAAGTCGGCTAAGTCTGCGCCTGCACCAAATGCACTTTCTAAACTTAACACACCTCCGCCTAATAATGAGATAGGCGAGGGTTGTCTATCGTAATGTTCTGGTTCTCCAAATCCAGTTGGTCCTGGTTGTTCAGGATTATTGCCGTCACTTGGTCCTCTAGAATAATGTACTGCTTCATATGCTACTGTTATAGTATTTTGCATAGGCGTAGCTGCGTCTGAGTTATCAACTGAATCATGATTCCAATTTGTAATAATTGGATTTACTAAAGTATATGTAGTATAAGTTCTTCTAGCTAATTGGCTAATTTGTATATTTTGAAAAAATGGTACTGAAATATTATTATCTAAACCAAACTTGTATTGATTGGCTCCAGCACCTTTGTATGTATTATCACCTGAACCAGCTTTATTAAATGCTCCTGGCATACGTCCATAACCTGCGTCAGCATAATAGTATCTATAATATGCTTCTAACAATGCAGTAGTTACACCATAGTTATCATCGTGGAATGTAATAGTTATAGGTTCATACTGTATAGCAGTTTGTATATTCTTTTTTCTATTATACTTGTTACGTGTTTCAACATTTGCTGTAAATCTAGGCAAGTCTGCAGACTTTACAAGCATGCCTATTTCTAAATTATGCTTGTCTTTTAATTCTGGTAAAATACTCCTAACAATTGGATCTAATTGAAAATATGTATGATATAGAAATTTTGATTTTGGAGCAAGTTTTAAATTGCCGTCAACATAAAGACGACTAGCGTGTTGCCAGTCTGCCATTGTGCCTTTAGGTCCTAAAAGCCCATTTACTAAATTATCTAAGAATCCATTTGATGTTGCTGCCATACTAATATTTATCCATATCTATTATGTACGCAGATAATAAAAAAGGGAGCAATGTTGCTCCCTTTTTATCAAAGTTTAAATTAACTTTTAAGCGCCGCCGCCAGTAATTAGACTTCCAATTGTACGTCCAACTGCTGTGCCAATTCCTGTATCTGTAGGTGTTTGGATAGCGTTATCGTATTGGATTTCTAATGTAACTGATACTGGCTCATTGTTTTGATATGCTAAAGTATTATAGTTAGCATTTGTTACAAAACAACCATATAGTTCAAATGTTTCTAAAACATTTGGTGTATGTACACCATTACCACCGTCTAAGATTTCAATTCTAGTTGTAAATTTATAATCTTGTCCTGATGCTGCACTTGACTGTTCAAAGAAGTCAAACTGTTTCTGTAACTGTTCGCCAACTAGTTTCTGTACAGCATTGTTTACATCTTCACGTAAGTTCAATGTAATCGGTGACCATGTGTGCTTACCTGCTAAGTATGCTTTTGAGTTGTACGCATGGATCTCCATTGGCTCAAATGCAACCGTTGGTCGAGTAACATCAATTACCTGCTTGGTAAGTTCAGTAGTCGGTGTTGAAACACCAAAGTTTTCCAGCGACACTCTAAAGCGATACTGGAGCTTCGGCATCAACAAACCTTGGTTACTTGCAGAATCTCCGCCAGCTAACGGTACTGAAATTTTTGATAGTGTTGAAATTGCCATTTATATTGCTCCTAATTCAATAGTATTTATCATATTAAAGTCCTGCTATTTCACCGGTGTTTTTCAAACGTAGTGGAATATAGATGAACTCAATACTCTTAACAGGTTCAATCGCAATATCAACATATAGTTCATTACGATCAACTCTTGCAGGAGTGTTGTTGGTTTCGTCACATACAACTAAGAAGTCATAAAGTGCTCTCTGTCCTACAAGTTCTAATAACAAGCTCTCAGTTTGACCTTTGATCTCATCACGTGTAATTTTATCGTTTGGTTCAAAGATATAAGGTTTAGCTAATTGATTTAACTGGCTACGTAAGTAAATTACTAAACGTGCTACGTTAATTCTATCTAGAGAACTTGTACCTCTTGCTCGAGTTTTCTGTCCAAAGTTAACAAGACCTGCACCAGTAATAAATGTAATTGGATTTACGCCTTGTGAGTATAATGTATCACGTTGACCTTCATTTAGTGCAACACTTGAAAACTCACCTTCGCTAGTAATAAACCCTGTTGAGCTTGCATTAGTTACACCGCCACGTCTTGTACCTGCTGGTGCAAACCATGGATAGCTAACTTGATCACTTAATGCAATAGTTCTTAGCATCATGTGACTTGGCGGAACAACAATATTGTTACCTACGTTGTCACTTGTAAAGCCCCATGGATAAAACATTGCCAAGTATTCATCTCTACTTACTAAGCCGTCGTCATTATCTTCAACTACTGAGCGAGCGTTTGTTGCCCATTCGTTTAATGAAGTTGCATCTGGTGTTAATCTTGCAGGACTATCTCCAACAACAAAACCAGTTAAACCTCTATCGTAGTTTAGATTAATTAGTTCGCCAATTAGTTCTGGATATGCTGGTGCTGATATCAAGTTAAAGATGCGTGATTCATCGTCACGTACATCGTCGTTATTATTGATAACTGCTTGCATTGCTTGTAAAATAACTTTACGTTGTGCTTTACGTCCAAAACTACCTGAGCCGTCAACTTGGTTAGCTGATTCAGTAACCCAACGATCATATACACCAGTAGATGCATCACCGTAGTTAGCTTGTTCTTCGTTGTTCATTCTAATGTTTTGTGCGCCACTATCAACATAGTCTGATACATAACGCTTAACATTAAATCCTGAACGACGAGTATTAAACAGCATCATTCCTTTTGGAAATAAGTCTGGATCTGGGCAATCAAAATCAACATAGTTTTCTGTTAACAAATCTACAATGTCAGCTTGAGTATTTCCATTTGCTCCGCTAGTTCCCCAACGTGCATCTGCAAACACAATACCGTTTTCAGTTGTTTGATCACCGTTATCAATTAATTCCCACTTGTCAGTAAGTTTTCTGTAACGATAAATTACTGGATAGTTTTCTAAATCACTAGTATCAATCCAAAGATCACCGTCAACTAGTTCTGAACTATCAGTTTGTTTAGTAGGCTGTGTTGCACGAACAATTGGTCCTGCTGGATCACAGTCTTGATAATCTGCATTAAAGTTATGATAACCAACCCATTTTTCGCCATCGTTAATCATAATATCAACTTCGTCGACAATTGAGTTATACCATAATGTTCCGTCTTGTGCAGCTTGTGTTAATGGTGTTGCACTTGGTGTATATACTAGTGGTAACCAGTTACTTGCTCTAAATTGCAAAGTTCCTGAACTGTTATCAACACCAGGCTCGTCTATTAAAAATTGTGTTGTAGTTGCATCATCTACATCAAACGCTGATAATCCAAATAAAACAAAACATGCAAATGCACCTTGACCGTCTGTTAAACGCATCTCGCCGCCTTTTGAATGTTTAATAATAACTCTGTCTGCACTATCTACATCAGCACTTACATATGAAACTCCTGCGTTTGTAATTGCTCCGGCTATAGCAATAGCGTCTGTTGCGCCGTCACCGGAACCAGTAAATTGTACATATACTGGGGATGAGAAATTAGCATCTCCAGGTGCTGTTGCTTCAATTTGGAAATTGTAAACAGTTCCGTTACCAAATTTTCCATCGGTAATTTTTGCAGTTCTTACGGCAGTTGAACCAACTGCTGCTCTGCGCATAATTTTAAAAGTACCTAATGGAAGTTCGTCTTGTGCAACGTTACTATTAATGAATAAATCACCAATAGTTAAATTTTCACCGCCGCCTGTTCTATCTAATTGTACTAATGCATCTTGTGCAGTATCATAGATAGGTGCTTCAATGTCTTCCCATAATCTTGTGTTATCGTTCCACTGCTTTACTCTCCAACGTGCGCCTGCATTTGGTGTAGTTGTTTTAATCCAAATACTACCAGTAGGTCTATTGTAAGTATCAGTGTCTTTAAATTCTGGAACACTAGTATGTCTACTAATTTGTAATGCTGGTGCATGATATGTTCCGCTCTCAATACCTAATGCATCAAGCGTAGTTGTTCCACCTGCTTCAGAAATGCTAAATGAACCAGCTAATGAAGAATCAGGTCCGCTTACCGTACCGTCAGTGTAAATTGCAATTTTTCCGTTAACAACTCCTGCACGGAAACCTAAAGGAATAGTACTATTAATTCCTTGTGCAACATCTGTCATAGTTGATGCACCTGTCCAACTAACTGGAGAACCATCAATTGTAAAATTACCTGTTGCTGGTGCTGCTGATTTAGTACCAGTTACTGCTGGCCACGCATCACGCCACGCATCACTACCTAATTCAACCCAAGTACCGCCGGATTCTCTATACCAAAATGTATTAAGGTTAGTAACAGCAACTACTGCATAATCGCCAATTTCACCAATGGATGCTAAAGGACGTTTTACAACAGTTCCGTTATCATCTGAAGCGTCTTCGGTTTGAGCAGCGTTAGTGATTACTAATGGAATCTTATTAGTAAATGTCTGGCCGCCATTAATATCTATTGGCGCATTGTTCCATTCTTGGATACCAAACAATGTTGAAGCTGTATCTAACCAATATGTTCCGTCTTCTGGATCTGCTGTTGGAACAGATGACCTTGGTGTTAATGATCCTAAGTCAATTCCTGCTCTAACAACCCAAGCTCTGTTACTTACTCCTAAAAATGAGTATGCTGCTTGTAAACCATATTCATTTAATTCACTACCGTGAATTGGATTATTATTTGCGTCAATTTGAAAAATTGGATCGCCAAATGTTTCTGCCAGGTCACGTTGCGAAGTCATTAAGTAAGGCTTACCAGCATTTTGTGCTAGTGTGCCTGGCGCAGTGCCTGAACCCGAAGCATTTGTTTTATCTTGTGCCGTTGCACAGAAGATAACTGGAACTGTACCTGGTTCAGCGGGTGTGTAGAAACTTTCATCTACTACGCTAACCTGTACACCTGGTGATACTAATGCCATTTTATATTCTCCTATCTGGATGGGTATTCTGTTACATGTATTTAGCACTTGGATCAGAAAATATAGCAGTTATGCCATAGAAAAAGGGACCGAAAAGGTGAGCTAAATACAATATGAGACCATTATGCTTATGTGGACACCGTCCTGCTGCTATAAATTATAAAAAAGGCAACAAAACTTACTATCGTAAACTCTGTGAAAGTTGTTTGCGCAACGGGTTAGGTAATGGAATACCTAAATGGAAACAAGCAGGATATACAAAAAAAGATACTTGCGAAAAATGCGGATTTCAGTCAAGACATCCAGAACAGTTTAATGTATTTCATATTGACGGAAATTTAGAAAACTGTCGACCTAGCAATCTAAAAACTGTGTGTGCTAATTGTCAGCGTCTAGTTCAAAAGGACGGGGTGCGTTGGAAGCAAGGTGACCTAGTCCCCGATTTCTAAAGATAGTACGAACTAGTACATCAACATTCTTTTCTAATCGTTTTAAATCGCCGTTGTTGTCAATTGTGTAATCGCACATCCACTGTTCGATGCTCATTGAGCTAGGATCTTCAGTTGGTAAATGATCTGTACGATCTACCCAAATAGCATAGTCAAAAATTTCTTCGTTTTGCATTGCAAAGAATTCACGCTTGTTACGTAGTCCACAGTATATTTGATTTTGAGCAAACAAGTTACGCCCAAGGCGTGCCAAATCATCTTTACAATAGTCGTGTATCATGTTGTACCACTCTGTACGATGATTGTGTCGATCTGCGTAACACTCTTCTTCGTTAGCGTATCCGTACTTGTCTTTTAAATCGTTGAATATAAAAAGTTCTGAACAGAACTTAGAACTAGACTGAAAACTATAGCCGTATTTTTCTAGCATTTCACAGACGGTATCTTTGCCATGCCTGCCGTGTCCAACAACAAGTAGTTTAGGTAACATAAATTAAATTATCCTTTGCACAATATACTTTACAGTATATAGAATAATTGCGTTTTTGTCAAGTATTTTTTAATTTTTTTGCTTGTCGTTGTGCCCAGGCGGCTTCAAAACCAAGTGTGCTATACTCAGCTCGTTCACAATTACCCCATAATCTAGCCATGTAGGAATCATATGTTTTTTCAATATCTTTTTCGCTCCATGATTTTGGGATAAGGTGACCTTTAACCATCCAGTACAAACGATTTGCTTCTTTGTGTTGAAAGTATGTCATACTGTATTTACAGTATGTTTAGATTATAGCGTTAACATTAACCAATGGTGAAGCCGTATCCTGCGCCGCCAGAAACAGCTTCTTGAACATCTTTTTCAAGTTTTTCTATTTCCTGCATAGCTTCATTTTTTAGTGCATCACCATTAAGTGTTGAACCGCCTTGTGGGCCTGCAATAGTAGCAAACTTACTCCTTGCTTCACCTAGCATATACTTACACGTTGCTAAAGTATAATCTTTAATCCACTGCTGCGCAAGATAATCATTTAATAGTTCACTATCTGGACGGTAGTTATATGCATAAAGCATAAGAGTTTCTTCAGTTCTAGGACGTTGTAGTAACGTTAATTGTTTGTTTGTAGTATTCCATTTAAATTCAATAAAACTACCAAACATACGTCCGACAAGTTCTTGATATTGACTAAAAAGGTCATATGTTGCTAGACCGCCAATATTAGAACTTGATAACAAATATGTATTTGTATATGCTAAATTAAACGGCTCAAACAATGTGCCGCCATCTCCTCCACCGCTGCGTGATCCAATTGATCTACGGAATATTTGACGAACTTCAACAACTTCATTTGGTAAGGTATAAGTGTTTTGATCTTCAACAGTTGGCATAAACAAATAACTTTCTTCTACAGAATTATCCGAACGCTGTCGAAATTTAGAAAGTGCTTTACTTAATGCTGTTTGATAATGTACTGGATCAAGCTCAACGTCAATCATGCCACCGCCGAGCATTGCGTTAACGTAATCAAATACTTCCTGTTTTTGTGTTGTTAAGTCTGCCATAATGATATCTTCTCCGTATTGTATTTATCGATAAATATGTATATGCCAAGATTAAGTTTATACAAACCAGAAAAAAGTAATGATTATGAATTCCTAGACAAACAGATCCAGGAAATGTTTACTGTAGGTGGTACTGATATACATATTCACAAATATATTGGTACTGACGACGGAACAACTGTCAAAGATCATACACAAATACAAGATATGATGTTTCTAGAAAATAGAGACAGAAAATATGATCAAGACATTTATACCATGAGAGGCATTTACAATGTACAAGATATTGATTTTGATCTTAGCCAATTTGGATTGTTTTTAAGTAATGATACATTATTTCTAACAATACATATAAGAAGCAGTGTTAAGACACTTGGCAGAAAAATAATGAGCGGTGATGTAATTGAATTTCCGCATCTAAAAGATGAATATGCTGAAAACGATTATAATGTAGCTCTTAAAAGGTATTATGTTGTAGAAGATGTTAATCGTTCTGCAGAAGGATTTAGTCAAACATGGTATCCACATTTATATCGTGTGAAATTAAAACAAATATACGACGGACAAGAATTTAAAGATATATTAGACTTGCCAGCAAGTGAAGATACACCAGAGGGCAATACACTTCGTGATTTGTTATCTACATATGAAAAAGAAATGCAAATTTCAAACGCAGTAGTTAATGAAGCAACTGAAGAAGTTCAGCAAAGTGGATATGACATTACTAGTTTCTTTACACTACAAACTGACGAAAATGGAAAGACAGAATTAACTAATACACAAGACGCAGATGGCCTTAATGAAATGCAGCCACCTGATAGACCTGGTTATAAAGGTTACTTAGTTGGAACAAGTTTGCCGCCAAACGGAGAAACTGTATTTGGACATGGTATTAGCTTTCCATCAAATCCAGAAGATGATGATTATTTCTTAAGAACTGATTTTATGCCTAATAGATTATTTAAATATAAGAATCAAAGATGGAATAAAGTACAAGATGTACAACGTGCAGATCTATACGGTTCTGATACTACTAATAACCAAAAAGGATCATTTATTAATAACGACGATGCAACTACTACTGTTGCAGGTGAAACGTTTAACGAAAAACAAAGCCTTTCACAAGCACTTAGACCAAAGGCAGATAACTAATGCAACATTTTTATGATCAACAAATAAGAAGGTACCTTACACAAATAATTCGAATGTTTAGTGAATTTGGGTACAAAGACGGAAACAATAATGTAGTTAAGATTCCAATTAGTTACGGAGATTTAACCCGTCAAGTTGCAAACATTATTCGTGATAACAGCGAAAATAAAATACCAAGTGCTCCAAGAATGGCAGTTTATGTAACTGGCTTAGAAATGGATACTTCTAGATTAGCAGATAGTAGTTATGTAAACAAATTAAACATTAGAGAACGTGCAGTAGATGCTAACGGTGTAGAATATCTCAAAAAAGAAGGTAAAAACTACACTATTGAAAGATTAATGCCTACTCCGTATAAACTTACTGTTAATCTTGATCTTTGGGCAACAAATACAGATCAAAAATTACAAATAATAGAACAAATATTAATGTTGTTTAATCCAAGTTTAGAAATACAAACTACTGACAATTATATTGACTGGACTAGTTTGAGTGTAGTAAACTTAGATAATATTAATTGGAGTTCTAGAAGTATTCCTGTTGGTGTTGAAAGTGAAATTGACATTGCAACACTTACATTTAACACACCAATCTTTATTAGTCCTCCAGTTAAGGTTAAAAAATTGGGTGTTATACAAAATATTATTACTGCAATGTTTAGTGAAAATGGATTAGAAGTTAATATTGACGATACTGCTTATGCACAAAGTCTAGTTAAACAATCTGTACTTAATGAAAACAAAGCAGAAGTTCCAGATAAACTTTATGGAAAAAGAGAAGCAATGACTAGCGAAACTACTCTAGTTGCTACTAGCCATAATAACTACGATCTTATTTTTATGAATGATGGTGCTGGCGGCTATTACGCACAGTTACTTGGAAAAGGTGTAGTTGGCGCAGAAACATGGACAGGATACATTAAATCTATACCACAATTATTCCAACCTGATATTACAGAACTAAGGTTACAACGTTCTAATGGTTACGAAATTGTAGGCACAGTGTCTATTAATCCTTTAGATCAAACTGTACTAAGTGTTAATATCGACAATGATACATTACCAGATGATACTGTAATTAACGGAACAACTGGAATTGATGCAATCATTGATCCTGTTAAAGGAAATCCTAAATTACTTCCTAATACAAATCCTAGAATATTACTACTTGGAAATGTTGGACATATACACACTGGAGAATTTACTGTGTCTGATAGAACTATCTTATATGATACAAAATATCCATTTAATGAAGTTGTAAATTCAAAAGTTT